CGCCGCTCCTACCTCAACTGCTATTCGCAGATCCCCTCTACATGGGAAATGGGGTCCGGCTAAGGAAGCTCCGGCGTTGCTCCGACCTAAAATTGTAGGTGAGAATGTTATAGATCCACTTCTAACTGCCCACAGTAAGTATGGTCACACTCCAGTCTATGTAGATCCACTCAAGATTAATAAAGTTGTTGCCGACGTTTTGCCATCTATTGGCATAACCGAACCATCACGAGTAAAGGAATACACGACTGAAGAGTTACTATACGGACAGGACGGGGAAGATTTTCTTGCCGCAATTCCTTCAGATACTAGCGCAGGGTACCCTATGAATGTTCAGGGGGAGCGCAATATCAAGAAAGAGTTCTTTTCCAAAGAGCGAGGTTCTGCTGAACAAGCAGTTCTACTTCGCGAAATTGAAGAAGAAATTTCTGAGTTAGAAAGAAAGTACCATATGGGGATTATCCCCCAATGGGTATTTACAGATAACTTGAAGGATGAACGTAGACCCTTATCTAAAGTAGCATCAGGTAGTACAAGAAAGTTCTCAGGATGTCCATTTTATTATTTGCTTCTTTTGCGTAAGTATTTTGGAGCTTTTGTAGGACATACGAAAGAAACTCGTATTACTAACTCAATCGCAGTGGGAGTTAACCCCTACTCGGATGAGTGGAATGTCATAGTAGATCATTTGAGTCATTTTGTTGCGAAACCGAATGCACCCATCGTGGGAGCAGGAGATTTTTCCGCATTTGATGGTCATCAACTGGTGTCAATTCATTTAGGTATTTTAGATTTGGTGTGCAGATGGTATACTCTCCATGGAGACGACCGCCATAATTCCATTCGACGTAAACTTTACTCCGGTATCTTGAATTCCCTCCACATTAGTGATGGGACTCTATTTTACATTCTCGGCAATATGTCGAGTGGAGTATATGGTACTTCTTGTTGGAATAGTTTATACAACATCTTCTCTTTTAGACTGGCATTTATGTCTCTCTATCCAGAATTAAAATTTTCGGACCACGTTCGATTGATTGTATTCGGAGATGATAATGTATTTAGTACATCAAAGAAAGTTAAAGATAAGTTCAATGAGTTAACTCTTCCAGACCTTATGAAGGAACTGGGTCAAGTGTATACTCGAGAGGACAAAATGCGTGCTACTTTGCCGTTCAGACCCATCAGTGAAATTGATTTCTTGAAGAGATCTTTCATTTTTGATAAGAGCGTGAATAGGTATATCGCACCATTGAATCTCGATGTTATTATCGAAATCCCGTACTGGACGAAAGCTGGAGAACGTGGCACTAATATCACTATTGATAATGTTGCCGCAGCTCTTCGTGAACTTAGTCTTTATCCACCCGCAACTTTTAATAAATAATTGCTGGCAGAATGGTTGAATCCATGATGGCAGAGTTTTCTGGCGATGAATTTTTCTACCCAGAAGATATATACAAATCACAGCGCGACCTGAAAGAGGAAGTGCTTGCTGATGAATCATATATGTTCTAAGTACCTAATGACCTGGGCAAGTCTTATAAACTGCTCCAGTTGTAGCTGTAACTACCGAATGGTTACCGTAAGTAACCCGCTGGCATCGTACCGCCCCCCATCAACTAGATGTGATCTTGATGTTCTATATAAAATCTATAGCTCTAAAAGAACATTACTGCTATCTAGGGGGAGATCCGTCG